TAAGTTGGGTGGTATTACCGATCATCTTGAAGTATCCGCGTTGTTGTTCAGCAGACATGGTAAGTTGGTTCCAGATGTGCATCCAGTCACCATATTGACGGTCAATGCGTTGACCACCAATTTCTACCTCAACTTGGGCAATAAGTTGCTCACCAGGGAAATCTAACCAGCGAGCAAAAACACCTTGGTCACCTTCAGCACCCATAGATTGGTTGATCTCAGGGAGAGTTACTTGAAGGTAAGTGCGGTAGCAAAGATCACCGTTTCTGCTGATAGTACAGGTGACACGGCGACCGAAATCTGCTTGACCAGAGAAAGTCTGTTCAATAGATTCCATAGCGAAGTTGGTGTGGCGTCTGTAAGACACCTTCCAGAAGGTAATTTCAGGGGTTCCAGTAAGGAATACGTCTTGGGCGCCATAGGCGACGAGTTGCATAAGTGCTCCAGCCATTTTTTCTTATATACTGTTGTAATAGAAAATAATTTTGGATTTTAATTAAATTAAATTTATTTTTATAAAGTGCCATTTTTACAAAAATAATAACTTTGTTACTAGTTTTAAGTTGTTTTATGTTAAAGTTTTAATTATTCATTTAAAATGTTTAAAAATGAATAAAAAAGTTTTGCTAAATACTTTTGGGTATTCCATTAATTCAAAACCACACCATAGTAGTGTTAAATTGATATGTCAAATATTATTAGTTTAAATATCTAACGATAATGAGTTGAAGTAAAATATTATTATTTTTGAAAGTTATTTTATGGAGTCAATATCAAAATTAGACAATAAAAATTGTTCTAAATATTCTTCTTTGAATACTTCTCTTTTATTTTCATGCTTTTTTATAAAAGTATAATTATCATTTTCTTTTTTGACTGTCCACCCTTTTTCTAAAGCATTCATTACAAACACCATTATTTTTAATTGTTTCGAATTAATATTTTCGGGTTTGTAATCTATGTGTATATCGTTATTCATTGTATAAATTAGTAAAATAATTAATAATAGTTGTTTTACTTTATTATAATTTATTTATAACCAGTTGTTGATTTGTCTACATAATTTCCTTGTTCATCAGTAGTCATCCTAGGAGTTGACTTAATTACGCGTGTTGATTTTCTAAGAGGCGGTTCTTCATTTAATATTTCTATAATTATGTCAATATCTTTTTCATCGTAATTATTAATATAGTCTACAATCTTATCATCCCCTTCATATGTTTCAGGATAATCTTTCATAACTTCTTCTGCAATTTTATTAGCAGAAGCTAACTGGATTTTATTCTTATTCAGTACAGTTATTATGTTATCAATAATGTATTTAGATTGTACTTTATTGCTTTCGGTATTTTCTGAATATTCAAATCTCATTTCCAAATCATATTGTTCTATAAAAACGTTACTTATTTCATTCAACAAACCATTATAATTTATCATTGATTCCAATAATGTAAAGGGATGTGTATCATCAAAACCAACATTTCTTTCATTTGACTCTGTTTTGTTTAAAAGAGAATATATGTTTGTTGAATTATAACCGTCTTGTTTTATACTTTCTATTTTATCAGCAATATCATCAATAGTACCTCCATTTTGCGACTTGCTTTCTGAATCCTTCATTAAATTGGGATTGTTCATTAAAATTAATTTACCGATTATTGTTAACGCTACTTCACATTGTTTTAATATATAAGTTCTTCGAATATGTTCATCAAATGATTTTGTTAATCTATCCGTAGTATTTGCTTCACGAACCACTTTATTTTGTTTCATAATTCTAGTTATATTTCTTATTGAATTATTAATCATACTATAATAACTTGACGAACTATCTCCTAATTTTTTACCAACACCCGAAAAAGGAGTTTGTGTTACTGGGGTTTTTCCCATTTTCTTAATAGCATCATTAATCATTTTCAATTCTTCTTGTAAATTATTTTTACGTATATCTGAGCGATCCTTAGGATACTTACTTAAAATATTTAAAATATTCTTTCCGCGTTCATAAAGTTGTTCGCTTGATAAATTATCAAATTTTTCTTGAGTTTGAGTTTGAGTTTGAGTTTGAGTTTCTGAACCACCGCGAACCTTTCGTTTTCTTTTTGTTCTACGTTTCTTAATTGTTTTACGTCGTCTTGTTCGTTTAATACGTCTTTTTCGATTTTGTTTACCACCAAATTTCTTTCCACTACGTGTTATTTTTACCTGAGATCGTAAGTTATATGGTTCACGAACAAAACCGCTATTTTTTTCTTCTATTTCAATTTCTTCTACTTTCAAAGTAGATTCTTCCGATGTTTTCTCAGAAGATGCTTTTATTGTTGTTTGAGTGTTTATTTCAGATACATTTATTATCGATCCAAGGTCAATATTTTCTTCCAATAACAACTCTACATCAACTATTGATTTTAAATTTAATGAACAACGACTTTCAGGATCCAAAATCAATTTATCTTCACTTTTTTTTAAACCCAATGACACATATAAATAGGTTTTCAAATCAAGTTGACATTTATTATAGAGTTTGTTTAAGATAATAGTAAAAATAATGGAGAATGTTACATTTTTTTCAATTTCAGTAGTTAAATTAAAACCATTAAACACATAATCGTCAATATTTTCAGTAATAACAACAAAATCGGGTAAACACAAAGATACACCCAATGGAGTTTGATAAGATTCCTTTTTTAATTTACTACGCCAATATCGTGGATTTTGAGTTCCACTATAAGGATTACATGAATCAAAGCGTTCTTTTGTACTATTTGCTATTTTTAATTGAGACATTACATTATATATATATTTATATGGATCGCTGTTAGTAGTACTAGTAATAATAGTCGCAATTTTCTCAAGACCACCTTCAACGTTGTCAATGATAATATAATTAGATATATTGTCTTGTAATCTATTGACTATAACAGTAATTCTATTCAAATAATCAATTCTTTTTTTTATCTCATTCTCAATTGTTTCATCATTAATTGTTTCATTCTCTATTTCTTTTTCATGTTCTTCATACTGCGCTTTCAATGTATTATATATAACTTCATTTTCGTATTTTCCCTCGTTTTCTCTTTTTATTTTTTCATTTGTTTCTTCCCGAGAATTATATTCTCCCATAAAAGCATAAGGTTTTTTTACAATATTTGTAATATAAAAATTTATATACGTACGAGTCATAAATAAGATTGACAATAATGATTGATATACAATATCACTTCTAGCAAAATTTATATACGCATCGTCATTAAGTAAATAATTATAAATTTGTTGAATATAACCTTGAATTGTAGTCAAATATTTTTTTATATTATCCTTTTTGTTATTTATTATAGTTCTTATACTGCTGTCTCCAGTCAACTTTTTAATTTCTTCCATTTTTTTTTCATATTCTATTTGGTGTTTTTCAAATGACAATTTCAGTGAATTTAGTTTTGTTTCAGGTTTAGTAACTGAATCTTTTAAAGTTTTACTTACAAATATAAGAGCACCATGATGATTTGTAAAAATTACAATAGGAGCACCATAATATATTGCTGATACAACCGCAACTCGATCAAATGATAAAAACGCATGAATACCGTTGCTGTTATTACTACTAATTTCAACTTGTTCCGAAGAATTTGTTGGTTGAAATAATCTATAAGATAATGTAGAACGACATGCTGTAACTGCTTGACCATGATCTCCAAATTTTTTTGACATGATTCTCATTCTCCCACTGTTTGTAATATATTGTTCAAATTGATAAGTTCTGCCTAATTCTGAGTCTAAATTACCACTTTCTTTAGATGTTAAATGAATAACTATATCTTGTTTTGGGAGTTCCGTTATTGATTGCGCCTTATTTGAATTATGCTTTCGACTTAAATAATAATCTTCACCGTCTTTTACCACAAGAGTTGTGTTTGTTGACTCAATAAAGTTTTGAACATTTTTTTTTAGATGGATACCATCTTCTAAATTTTCTTTTATATTTCCATGTAATGTACAATCAAATCGTGTATACAATAATTGATTTCGCGTAATTGTATCCTCCTCCTCAGGTTCAACTTTAGGATATACAATTTCAGTTTCTCTACTATATCTCGTATCAAACAAACCATAATGCGATTTAGAAGTTGGATCAGAAAACCCCTGTCTTATACCAGCACCACTGTAATAATGTGTGGAAGGACCAGGATCAAAAATACCAGCTGCGCTTTGAATGGTGACAATCTTAGTATCCTTTTTTCCATTTGTTTGTTTCCATTTTTTAATATCATCTGCCCAATTTCCATATGCTACATCACGTATAATATAAATATCTTCATTAATCTCATGATCCTCGAAAAATCTTTGTACTTGTGAAACATTAGCATCAAAACTATGTTTTGGATCACATTTGATATCTTCTTTTTCTTCTTTACTAACAAAAGGAACGTGACCTACAATATAACGGTTTGTTACAAAATTTTCATTAAATAGAGGTTTATTATCTACAAGCTGATAATCTAAAATATAAGGGTTGCAATTTGGTTTCGCCATCTCCTTCATTTTTTTTTGTAATTCGTCTTTATCTTTTGGGTTTTCTTTACCATGTAGATATGTATTTGCGTTTAGTAAATATCGAAATAAAAATACGTCTTCATTAGACGGTTGTATGTCGTCATCCAATCCATCACTCAAATCAGAACTCTGCAAAGAAGTAGCACTTCCCGAAGTATTACTAGAATCATTATAACAAAAAATCCCTTCAGGAATATGATCTGAAACAAAATTAGAAATCTCTTCAGGTTCCAATCCTGAAATCGTATGATGATCATGCCAAGCATCTATTTTGGCAATACGACATAACTTTCCATATTTTCGCCCAAGTGCAAGGAACTTTTCCTCATCCACTCCATCAGCATTATTCATATTGTTTTCGTCCATTTTAAATGATTCAACATCGGGCGGACAATATCGATTTAAATCAAATACAATAGTATTGTCAATAGTTTCCGGTGTATTTTCTGTAGCACTTTCTTTTTCATTTTCTGACATTTATTAATTTATATATTATATTCTTATAAAACAAAATAATTCTCTTTCAATAAACATAAACAAAACGTCATTTTTGTCTATATTGAAGCAAATTGTCATAACATGAACAAAAGGACAACAAACATGAAACAAATGACTTCATTAGATGAAAAACATCAAGAAATGTTAAACAAGTTTCATGAAAATGAGCGCAAGACTATTCCTAAATTGAAAAAAGAAATACTAACGTTAGAAGAAGAAAAATCAAATTATGAACATAATCAAATTGACAGAATCTTGGACATTGATGATAAAATTCTTGAATTAAAAAGGGAAATAAAAATATTAAAAAAAGAAAAAAACCAATATTTACTAGATAATTCAAAATATATTTTTGATTATTTCGAGTCCAAGAAACAAATATCAAGCGGGGATCAAAATCAAAATGTAAAAGTATTAAATTCCTTTTTTAAAGTGAAAAGTATTAATTCGGAGCGAGAAAATCCAAATAATTATAGTCAGTCCAAAAAATTATATCAAGAATATTGGCGTAATGTCAATAATGAATTTACCAATCCACAAGATTATATTTTGTCTTGTGATATATGTAATGTATGTGAAAAAGGTGAAATGGTCCCTCAAGATGAAGAAGGTATCATGATTTGTAATAATGTTCAATGTGGTCAATTTATAACATATATTGTAGATAGTTCCAAACCCAATAACAAAGATCCACCAAACGAAGTGTCCTATACTGCTTATATTCGATTAAATCATTTCAAGGAAATTTTATCGCAATTTCAAGCCAAAGAAACAACGCAAATTCCCGAAGAAGTTATTGACAAAATTCGGGCGCGCATTAAAAAAGAACGTATTACAGACATGAAACAAATAAATTATGACAAAATGCGCGAAATTTTACGCAAATTAGGATTAAATAAATATTTTGAACATATTCAATATATTAATTCTATATTTGGGGTAAAACCACCCATCATGAATGAAGAATTACACGAAACATTATGTGTTCTTTTTATTGAAATTCAAAAACCATGGGCAGTTCATTGTCCAGCAAATCGAACCAATTTTTTCAATTACACATATACATTATATCAATTATGTATGTTATTGGATCAAACACAATATTTACCATTTATACCTATGATGAAAGATCGTGAGAAACAATTAGAACAAGATATGATTTGGAAAAAAGTTTGCGAAGATTTAGATTGGGAGTTTTTTCCAACCGTTTAATCGTTTTCTAAACATTCAATTCTGTTTAATGTTTTATTACATTCAACAAAATTTTCTAATGTAGTTGTTAATTTTTCTAATGTATTATTCATTTGTTTCATAGTATTATTCAATTCTATCATGTCATTATTTTTTTTTTCCAAATACTCACTTACCTTTTTCATTTGTTGTAATTTTTCGGAATGTAAGTCATCAATATCTTTTTCTTCGATAAATTGAATAGATTTTAAACATTCAATGAATTCTAAAAATTGTTCTGCTTCGTATTTTCCATCTGGGTCATTTTTAATAACATCATCCACTTCTTTCAACATATCTTCAGTGGCATAATGAAGATATAATGTTGAAAACATTATTCGCGTTTC